TATGAATGGGCACATTGGTAGGTTCAACACACCTACCAACTTTGCCATGATTAATAAAGTTCAATACAGAAGTAAGTTTACTTGGACTTCAATTCATCAATGTAATGCGGTATTTGATTCCAGTGTAGACTCAGACTTTGATGTATCTGTAGATAGTGAGGATAAGGTACAGGGTTCAGGTAGTAATAAGTTTGTTATTGCTATAGGAGGTAGTGCCGGAGATATAGCAGGAGATACCTTTACCGCTAAAGATATTAGTAAGTACGACTACCTAGAGTTCTGGGTTAAGAGTACAGTAGCAACGTCAGCAGGAAACCTTAAGATACATCTTGATGATGCAGCTATAACTACTGTCACTATAGCTGCAGCTACGATTTTAGAATCGGTTGATGTTCCAGCTTTATCAGCAGACACTTGGACTCATTGTCGAGTAGCTTTATCTAACCCGGAATCTAATACAGCTATCACTGCTGTTGCTCTTGAATACGATTCAGATCTAGGGGCATGCACAGTAAGACTTGATGATATAAAGGTAGTACAAAACGATTCGGCTACTTGGACTGATGTTCCATCCCATCTATGGAGTATTGATAAGGCTTCTCAAGATATTGTATTCACTAGAGATGGAATAAGATTTGTAGGATATAACCTATTAAAGTTAAAGGGTGGGGACAAGCCAGCAGTTTTAACATCTGACTCTGCTACATGTGAAGTAGATGATGGATATGTAATTAATAAAGCTACTGCTTTAGCTTTGTCCTCTAACTCTGGTGGCCCTGCTACTGATCCAGATAACAATAGACAACAAGCAGCGTTCTACTATGGAATGTCAGAGCAGAATAAACGAGCATTCCCATTCTTAGTTGGCGTTAGGACTATATCGTAATGGTAGCAACGGTCATTGAAGAGAATGAAGTATCTATAAATGGGGTTCACTACCCTGTTACAAGACCTATACAGGCTATATTAGCTTCTTTATATCCACCTAAAGTTACTATCGGTGACACCTCAAGAGACTCACAGACAAGGGCATCTGTCATATCTTGGGCAGACTGGAGAGGTGGTCTTGGTATTGAGAGGATGGAGGGGACTGTTGATGTAGATAAAACATGGTGGTCTACAGCACAGCTTAGATATAAAAGGCATCTGGTATTACCGCCTCTGTCTAATAAGACAGGATCAAATGGAACTTTAGCTGCATCAGCTCACGCTATAGCAGGATTAACATCAGCAGTTATTGGTGAGCTTAGTGATTCCATATACGCATGTTGCGACCATAAAGTATTAAAGTACACATCCGCTACAGATGTCTGGGCAGTAGTGGCTACTCTTGGTGCTAATGCAACAGATACCTTAACGGTTAATCTTGGAGGGACTGTATATATTATCTTTGCTCATACTACTGGATATACATACAGTACTGACGGAGCATCGTGGACGGCTGACACTACGCATACTGCAAAGTATATGACATGGTGGGACAATAAACTGTACTGGATTAATAATGCTGGTCAGTTATATAACGCTACTTCTCCAAGTGGGTCTCCTACTACAGATGCACTGCTCCCACTTCCTGCCGGATATGTAACAGATCTCTTTATTGCCAGAGATTCTTCTGGCAATCCAATCATCTATGCCTCTACAAAGGTAGGATTGTTTGCTCATGATGCTACTAATACGAAATGGGTAGAGACTGAAGTAGACTTTCCATTCCATCCATATAATGGAATAGGAACAAGAAGATGGAGAGACTCGGTATATTTTCCTGCTGGTCTGGGTATATATAAATATATTAATGGATCTAACAATGCTGTTATTACTACAGTAGGACCAGACAAGGATGATGGGCTACCCTCAGAGGCTAGAGGAACTATTAAACGCCTAGATGCATCTCACAATGAGCTTCTAGCTATGGTAGATGCTACTACTGCTCCAGTTGTTGCCTCTACTGCTATAACTGGTAACTTCCAATGGAGTGCCGTGCAACACGGACACGGTTCTCCTGTTATGCCAAATGATACAGGCAAGAGTGGTATATACGGATATAACGAAGTCGGATGGCAGACTAAATGGTATGCTCCTGATGCTGGTAAACCAATATTAGATACTCATGTTAGTAATGCACATGGCGATTACAGATTATGGTGGGTATTTGATAATGATGTATACAATATGAAGATAGCTTCAGACATTATTAATCCATCTCAGCTTGCAGATTTTGAATACGCTAAGACAGCAGATCATTACACTCCTTGGTTCGATGCCGGACAGGTTGAAGTTGATAAGCTGGCATTAAGATTAAAAGTAGAAGCAAGCGATCTAAGCTCTAATGAAAAGCTAGTTGTTCAATATGAATTAGATCACGCAGAAAATTCTCTGTCTATTCAGACAGGTGATACCGATGTAACTTCCACTACTATGGGGGCTGTGAAGGGCGTACAGACGTTTAACTTTGGAGATAGTAGCTCAGTATTAAATGGTAAAGTTTTCAGGGCTATTCGATTTAAGGTATCACTTAGTAGAGAAGACTCTGATACTGATGCAGCTAAGAAGTTATCTCCTGATCTTATATCTCTTACCTTTGAGTATAGAAAGAAACTGGAATCTAAGTGGGGCCACTCAGTAACAGTAGACTTCTCTAAAGAATATAAAGGTAAGACCCCTCAAGAGCTACGGAATAATCTTATATCTGCTATAGAAAGTAGACAGCTAGTTGAATTTACATTTAGAGATGATAGTGGTGGTGACCGTAATTACTATGTAGATATAGCATCAGCTTCTGGTTTGGAATATACAGGCTATGATGAAAGAGGTCATTCGCAAATCACATTGGTTGAGCCATGACAACTCAGCAAATCCCAGAGATGCCATCAACTTGGGAGGGCTCCGGTCCTGAATGGATTACATATGTGGTATTACAACAGCTTGGTAAAATTCCTGATGAGGATTTTACCTATCAGAGTCCTCTTATGGGAGGCAGATTAGATAAAGGTGGATCAGTTGTAGACTTTATGTTTAAAGATCCTCCTGATCTGGCTATAAATGTACAGGGAAATTACTATCACTATGGCATGGGAACGGAGACAGCGACTAGGGATATATTGGCTCGTGTACAATTAGCATCTATAGGAGTTATATTAATATTTATAGATGAAGATCGCTTAGAAGATAATCCCTTTTATTATATTCGGGAAGCATTGAGATATAGAGATCACTCCAGATTAGGAGGTAGAGGACTGTAATGGCATATGACGATATAGTACTTAAAGGATATGTATATGACGATGCCGGGAATGGGATTAGTGGAGCTACAGTAAAAGTTTATCAAGGTGATTCAGCCGAGACTTCTACACATGGCTCTTCATTAGATGATACAACTACTAGTACTGATGGTATGTGGACTATTACCTCTTCCAACAGTGCTACTACTGCGAATAATAGACTGGATGTAGAAGTAACATCCTCTGGTGGTGGTTCTAAAAGACGTATCAAATATAGGGACTCTATACAAGTAGAGAACATAGATACTGAAAAGATAATACTAAGGGCAATAGACGCTGGCAATGCAGATATGCATTTCTTTGCAGATGAGGCTGATGACGCAGGAGATTACTGGCGAATAAGAGTTACCCCTAGTGATACATTTCTTATTGGTTCAGATAAGGCAGTAGAAGGCACCATCATTGACTACGTTACTATCACTAACGGTGCTAATGCAGCAGCATCAGTTGTTGCATTGGGTGGTAGCCTTACAGTAGGCGGTGATCTTACAGTATCTGGCGATGACATCACCATGAATACCAATACTGATACAGCAATACTTGTAGCTGACGGCACTAACTATAATCCTGTAGTTCCCAGTGGGGTCATAGACCTTGCTAACGATGGGGCGTTTACATTAGACAATACAGTTATATCGAGCCAGACAGAGATTACATCGGGAGTAGTTGTTGCTGATGAGTTACTTTATTCTGATGGTGGTGTGATTAAGAAGATTGGACTTGATAACTTTGTCGAACTTACACCAGCTCTTGCTACTGAAGATGCTATAGCCGATGGTGATTACATTCTATTCCTTGATGGTGGTGCTACTGGCAACATGAACAAGGAAGCAGTCCATGACTTGGCTACTTTGTTTGCTGGTGCTGGTATGACAGCTACAAGTTCTGTAGTAAACGTCATAGGAGGTGACGGTATTACCGCTAACTCTAATGATGTAGCGGTAACAGCAGCCCAGACAACTATCACTTCTGTATTAAATGCAAGTTTAGTTATTGGTAGAGATGGACACAATGATATAGATTTCACTACTGATAATACTGTTAGGTTTAGAGTAGGTGATGAAGACCAACTCACACTAACTGATGGGGCTTTAACCCCATCTTCTAATGCTATTGTGGACTTGGGAACTGATGCTCTTGAGTTTAAAGATGCTTACTTTGATGGTACGTTAGAAGCTGATACCATTACGATTGGCGGTACTAATATACTTACAGGAGCAATTGTCACAACTGTAGGTACTATCACTGCTGGTACATGGGAGGGAACTGCTATAGCTTCTGCATACCTTGACGCAGATACAGCACACCTAAGTGGAACGCAAACTTTTAGTGGTGCAAAAACATTTTCTGCTGCTGCAACTCTAGCTACAGGTACTACTATAGGTAACCTTACTCTAGCTGATGGAAGTATCACTGACTCTGGTGGAGCATTAGACTTTGGTAATGAAACCCTGACAACTACAGGGGTTATTACTGCTGGTGGATTTACTATAGGTAGTGCAGCAATACTAGAAGCAGAACTGGAGATACTTGATGGTGCTACTGTTACTACTACTGAGTTAAACCTCATTGATGGTGGTACAGCTAGAGGTACTACTGCTGTTGCCAGTGGTGACGGTCTGCTAGTTAATGATGGCGGTACTATGAGGATGACTAATGTAGATACAGTATCTACATACTTCTCAAGTCACAATGTAGGTGGTGGAAATATAGTTACAACAGGAGCATTGGACTCTGGCTCCATTACTTCTAACTTTGGAACTATAGATACTGGTTCTAGTACTATCACAACAACAGGGCTTATATCTGGTGGCTCTTTAGATATAGATAATGTACTTATTAATGGCACGACCATAGGGCATACTGATGATACAGACTTAATGACTGTAGCTGATGGAGTGCTTACAATTGACGGTGACCTAACTTTTACTGGCCCTCAAGAGATTACAACTTCATCAGGTGCATTGTCTATAAATCCAACGACAAATACAATTGTCAAAAACCTTGCTGTTGTCCATGACCCCGATGCAGGTATAACAGATGCTTGGGTACATGTGACTATGGATATTGTTAATTACACTTCAGCAGCAACAGCATTAACCATTACTCCTTCTACTTCATCAGGTTCATGGACGATGGGTTTGGTAGAGGTATGGGTTATGGGGCATCATTCTGGTCATGATGAGGGCTATACACTTAACCGCTGGAAATTTGAGATTAATGATGGCAATCCAACAGTTACCCAGATTGGAAGTGATGAAACAGGGGGAAATTCTCCACCTGTTCTTGATGTGGCTGACTCCTCAAACGATATTATTGTAACAGTAGCAAAAAACGCACATCCGAATGCTACTAGACTTGATGGAACCCTGTATGCAAGACTTTTTCTCCCCAATGGTGCAGGAAGTGGACTCACATACACAATTACTAAGACATAGTACAGGAGTGTAAGATGGCGATTACCAAGACAGACGCAGAACTGGAAGCCCTCACAGTAGAGGTCGCTTCAGATGGCACTGTAAATGTTATTGCACGATGTAATTATGCATTGTTAGATGACAGTACAGACCCTGATACAATTATTACTCGTACTAGGACAGGTCAGTTTACTGTATCTAATGCAACATCATCAGAAAAAACAGCAATACAAAGTCTTATATCAAAAGCCAAGATTATTGCAGTCGCATGACAGTAGCCATATAAGGTGAGTATCTATGTTCAAGAAGATATGGAAGAAACCTAGCATACCCAGAATATCTATACCGAGGCCACACATACCCAGACTGCATATACATCTGGGTATTCCTGACGTATTAAAGAGATGGTGGGCTACGCTAAAAGCTATACCCATGAACGTAGTACGTTCACCACTCGGCACGTATCGACAATTAGTTAAATGGAGAGATTGGATATTCGCAAAGATTGAATATCTAAATTCAGAATCAGAGAAATGGAAACGAGCGTTTAATATCGTAAAGTCTCCATACAGTTTCTTGAGAATGATGGGCTTCAGCCCACAGATGGCTATTGGATTACTGGCTTTAGGTTCAACCGCCGGGACAGGGGCTATAGTCAACGAAACTTTGCTCGCAGAAAGGTCATTTTCACGAGGCGATTCTGGCGTATACGCAGCTCCACATGATGTGCCAACTACATATGAAGAAGGAGATAACACTCTCCGTATTGTACTTGGATCTACTCCAGTACGAGAGATTACGATAGAGAACGTGAGTGTTGGTACTGTGTTCACGGGGTCTGCTCTCCCTGCTAATGAAACTACGGCTGTTCTCATTGGTGGAGTTGACGTAGACTCAGGAACAGATACCGTACTAGAGATAGGGGAACTCATAATAGAAAAGAGTAGATGCAAGAGTATGGACTTTACATCTATTAATGCCCATACGATTAAGGTCATAGGCAATGCCAGCGATGGTCAAAGTATTAATGTCACACCCGGAACTGCAAGGATGAGAGCTATAGGTGGTGGCCATCATCAAGCAGAAGCTATGGTTACGTCTGGCGGTACATATGACCGTATACACATAGATGCTCCTACCAGTGCTGTTAACGGAAAGATAGGAACACTAAGATTAAGTAATCTATTTACCAAAGGTGGAGCCTGTACATTTACAAGGATGGAAGTAGGTACATTAATCATACAGTTAAATGAAGTAGGCAATGACGGAAACTTCAGTACTAAAGAATTCTCTATTGCAGCTAGTGTAACTGGTGCAAATTGGACTGTCACAGACAATGTAGAATTAGCAATGACGGAGCCAACGACCCAATAGCCGGAGGATATATATATATGTTTTATATATTTAAAGTTATATATAAGTACAGGCATATAATGCCTGAACTTATAGAATTTATAGAGTTATGTACTAGTGTCAAATCAACTAATGGTGGACTCACAAAGCGTGAGTCCTCCAAGTTAATGAAACAATACTGGGTATTGGTAAAGAAACTATCGGCTTGAGTTTAAACTCAAACAACTAGATAGATCTAAACAAGAGGTTCCTTGAGAATATCAAGGAACTCTTGACATTTATTTTCCCCGATGATAAACTGGATGTCCGAGTTCACCCCACGGAGAACGATATGAGAACAGAATTGAAATGGACAATAGTTGAATGGTTAGAGAAAGAAGAACGCAGTCAGGCATACTTGGCAAGGAAAGCAAACATGTCTGAAGAACACCTAAGTAGAATTATGAATGGGCACTGTGAGCCAAAGGAATCAACAGAGGAGAAAATTATGTCAGTAATAAAATAAAAGGGACTAGCAATCGCCACAATTACTAGCCCCTCGAACAAAGCACCATCTATCAGGGAGACAACCTAATAGCAACGGCTATTTATTTATAGCATACCCAGATATTGTGGTCAAATAAATAAGTGGATCAATATATATGACAAAAAAGAAACCATGCGATCAATTAGCAGAACCAAAGAATCATCATTGGATAATAGAAAGACCCAATGGTAAGACAAGTCAAGGACAGTGTAAGAACTGTGGATATACAGGAGATGAGCTAGGCAGGACATTTACTAACACAGCAGAAGTTTATAACAACAGAAGAGTTAACGGCAAAGTACAAAAAATTAAAGAGATAACCATAAAGGGAAAGAAAACGCCATGGCGACTACGGAACTGGTAAGAACAACAGACTACACAATAGACGATGTACGATCATTATTGCAGAGCAAGGGTGGAGTACAGCCATCAGACCTAGAACTACAGGTCTTCGTAAAGACATGTCAGACAGTAGGGGCTAACCCACTACTGAATGATATGCATTTAATTAAATACTCTAACAATAGCCCTGCCTCATATGTCACAGGTAAGGACTTTTACACCAAGAAAGCAAGGGCCAATGGTGCCAGTTGGATAGGTGGAGTTATAGTACTCAGAACAATAGACGGACAGAGGTCTGTCGTGAAAGAGTCGGGATCATTTGCATTACCTGACGATCAACTGGTAGGTGGATGGGCTAGTGTCAGTACACCAGACGGACCATTTGAGTCCAGTGTATCAATGGAAGAATACTCGAGTAATCAATCTACATGGAAGAAGATGCCAGCCACCATGATAAGAAAGGTAGCATTGGTACATGCTCTCAGAGAGGCATACCCTGATGTATTCTCAGGACTATATGACTACTCAGAAATGCAACAGAAGTTTGATGAGCAGGGTATAGATTTAGGCACAATGGTAGAAGATGAGAAGACTACCATCATAGACAGTACACCTAAACACTCAAGCCCTATCGTCAACCATGCACAAGACATGGGTGCAACCATAGTCAGCGAGACTGTCATGGCACAGGAACCAACACCTCAACCACAAATAGTACAAATCCCAGCACCAATAGTGCCAGAGAAACAGGACTCAATTATCTGTCCGCTGCACGGAAAGTCTATGAACCTAAGAAGCGGTAACTTTGGAGACTACTACTCCCATCCAGAAGAGGGCTACAAGAAGGGGTGGTGTAACTGCACAGAGGCAAGGCCGTCTGGAGAATTTACAGTCGCATGGCTCAATGTAATTAGTGAAGCCCATGGTAGTGAACTCGCAACACAGGTGGAATCAATAGGGAAGGACCAAGATGTGGCATGGTGGATCAACATAGTCAATAACGGTTTGAGCGTAAACTCAAATTGTATACAGTGTGGATCGCAGGGCGATGTCGTAGTTAATGGACAGTACTACTGCGTAGCGGATGCACCAGATGACTAAGAATAGATATCAAGCAGTTATCGAATCAATAAACCACAGTCATCGTGGTCGTAATAACAAACGGCGTGGCAAAGAGTATGAACGCCGAGTAGCTAGAGCATTAGGTGGGGTCAGGAACATAGACAGTGCCCGGCCTCACACTGATGTGGAAACAGACGATGCAGTATACGAAATCAAAAGCACCCAGTCCTCTACTCCTGCTTGGTTAGACAAAGCCACTAGTCAGCTAAGTAAGGCCTCAATAGAGTCCAAGAAGGACAAGGGTGGTGTGATTAAGGTATACACCAAAGGCAAAGCACGAGCATTCTTAATACAGGAGATAGAGATTTAATGAAGTATTGGCATTGGGATAAAAACAACAATGGATCTAGCTTGTCGGTAGATCAAGTAGCAAGAGGCAGAGGGCATGGGTATAAGGTCACAAGCGATGTACCTGAGTTCCTCTCTCTTGGAGAGATCGAAGGCAAGTCACTACCATCTGTCACCACTATCATCAATAGTGCAGACGGTAGTAAGACAGAGGGAATCAGGCGGTGGTCTATTAACCAGACACTTGATTACATATCAAATAACTTAACAGTGGATGATGTACTTGATAAAGCTAAAGGATACTCAGAAGAAAAGTTTAAAGAGTCTGGCAAGAAAGGCACTCGTATACATAGAACAATGGAACTATATCTACAAGATCCATTTAATTGTGATAAATGGATAGGAGAACTAGATGCAGGGCTTGATAACATTCACAATATATTCCTAACACTAGAGAAGATTCGTAATTTTATAAAGTCAGAGGGACTGACAATAGTAGGGCAAGAACTACCAGTGTTTAATGCAGAGTACCAGTACGGTGGAAGCATAGACCTACTACTGTCTAACCAGAAGGATACGATATATGTATGTGACTTAAAGACTGGTAGTAATATCTACTTCAAAGACGGGGTACAAGTTGCTGCCTATGTAGCATGCATAATCAGTATGTTAAAGAACAGCATAACACCTTGGGAAGGCTATCAAGATACTATGCCTTGGGGTGATAGGGTAATGGATAAGTTAAAGATCGGCGGTATAGTGTTCCACTTATCAGAGGACAAGCCAGACAACAGTACTGTTAACTGGGTTCCAGAGGGAGTGATACAGGGTACATCCTTTATATCTGCATGGAACTGGTATAACTCACAGAAGCAATATAAATTCTCTAGTAAAAAGCTTAATAACCTTGAACTGCAGTGACTTTGTATGTCAGAAGTTAATGACTTGTAAATGGGATATGCCAATAGCCTCACGTTATTGTGAGGCTATTTGGTATCCACCGCCACAGGACAAGGAAGAACCATACAAGCGTAGTGAAGATACTTGGGAAAGAGTTAAGCCCAAGTTTAATGAGCAAGCACGACAGAGAAAAACATTTAGGGAGACAGAGTTTTATGGTAACCCACAACGTATTACAGAAGACAGACAATGATGGTGTTCAGTATCACATTGAATGTAGCTTAGATACTATTACATTTTTAGCAGAGAATATCAGGAAGACAGACACTGGTGTTCATGCTCACTTAGAAATACAGTTCAATACTAAACCACTGGCTTATACAGTATGTAACATAGAGAGAAATGGAGAGCGTACATCTCTATGCAATGAGGCGTATAAGTTCTTAGGTGCTACTCCAGCAGACGCTGAGTCTGTCGTACCAAAGGGCAGACTCAAGGAACAACTCAATTACTTTTGCCAGAATGTATGGAGTTCATATCTAGAGATATCAGCACCCATAATGGTAGAGGGTACAACAGACACGAGCTCAGTACTCTATGCGTTAAAGCCTCATGTACTAGAGGGTGGTGGCACTATCATGTACGGCAAGCCGGGCAGAGGTAAATCTTTTACCGCTATGATGATGGCACTAACAGTTAACTATTCAGCTAACCACTACTGGGAAACATCAGGTGGCAAAGCTATGTACGTTAACTTAGAAAGACCAGAGAGGACCATACCGCCAAGGGTGGGGGCAGTAGCTAAAGCTTTGGGTTTAAACTCAAATAGCCTGACCGTCTTCAATGGCAAGGGTGGAACTCTGGTTGATTACAAAGATGTACTCGAAGAATATATCAAGACCCAAGACATTAAGTTCCTAGTACTAGACTCTGTTAGTAGAGCAGGAATGGGAGACATGAAAGAGGATAAGGTAGCTACAGCTATCATCAATACAATGAACAAGCTAAACATATCGTGGTTAGGCATAGCACATACCCCTAAGTATGACGATAGAGTGTACTACGGTAACAGTCAGTTCGAGGCAGGGGCTGATGTCATGCTCAGACACTCATCAGAAGTGATAGATGACAAGGGTAGTATAGCTGTACTGTTAGAGGTTACTAAGTGTAATGATATGCCAAAGCCAAAGCCTATGGGCTTACACTATAGCTTCACTGAACATGGGCTTGATAGTGTTAGGTTTGCCACACCAGAAGAAACAAAGAACTTAATGAGTGCGGAAGCTAACCTATTCCAAACAATAAAAGAACTGATGGGAGAGATAGGGGCAATGTCCGCTACCACTATGGCAGATAAGTTAAACACAGACAGGTCAATGATTATTAACCAGTTAAAAATAATGATCAAGTCAGGTAGCGTAGTGGCAGTAGGGCAAGAGGACAATGAAAGAACATATGGGTTGGCTCACAAGGAGTAAAGATGGGTACACCATGTGACCTAAAGCAAAAGTTTGACACAAAAGAAGAGGCCAATTTAGAAAGAATAAGCTACATGAAAAGAGTTGTATTACTGCTATCCCCTATGGTTGTATATAAATGTGAAGAGCACAAGTGCTATCATATAGGGCATAGTAAAACAACCGATCAGCGTAGGGCATTTTGGCAAGTGATGAACTGGTGGAGAAAGCATGTATGACCACGACATAGATAGAATTGATGGAGCTATATACTCTGGTTTAGTGGGGGCTGTCCTTAAAGGGGCCCCCACTTTTTATTATCTGTGTGAGTGTGCTGTATTCTGGATGAATGTCGGTTCTGTAGAACCTGAGTACATATGGGACCGAGTTAAGAAGGGAACAGAGTATGAGTCTGTCCCCTTTAAGGTTTATACCCATGAGGCATGGGCTGACTTGGCATTGTTAATTAGAAAGAATGGTGTTAAGCAAACCCTACTTTGATCTTGTTCGCTTTCTTATAGCGATCAATCTCTTTGCGTTCAATCCTAAGACCATGATGCTTAGTACCAACTGTATAAGCTGCTATAGTACCTTCCTTTATCATCTGGTATAGAGTTGTCTTGTGTACCCCTAGTTCTAAGGCAGCTTCTGCTACCCTGTATGGTTCATTTATCATGTAGCTACCTCTTCATCTGAATTTAAACCTACTGTCATTGTGATAGTTATATTACGAAAGCCGTCTGCGTCTTTCTCTTCTTCGCATCCGATATGTTCTCCGGTTACGAAGTTAAGATCATGACCGTAGTGCTTTGATAACACCGTATGTAAATCGTCTATAAATTCTGATAGTCCAGCCATTACACTGCTCCTGTTCCATAAAAATAATCTTCTTCTTCTCTTGCACTCATCGCTGCCTCTGGTAGATGGTCATATGTATTATTAGAATCTTGGAATCCAAAGTTTGCATCAGGATATTCTTCTTGTGCTTCTTCTAGTGTCATGAACCCATCTATATATGTCTTACGTTGCTGTCCTGCTAGTAAAGATCCTTGTTCCCATGTTCCCCATCCATATACATTGAATGGCATACCGCCATACCCTGATCTGTCTGGCTCTATGGTGTAGTAATCGTTGTCACTCATTACACTGCCTCCTTCATGGCTGTAATTTCCCTTACCTGTAGTATCCAAGGCTTATAATTTTTATCTATGGCCCACTCAATATCTACTGGTCTTTTATAGTTAGCCTCTAACCTTTTAGCTTCTGCCCATATGGATTGCATTGCTATATCATTACTCCAATGCATGTCTCCAAAGATTGACTTTGATGGAAACACTTTGCGATGTAGAAAGGCATGTTGTGATTCGTTATTGCCATCTACTACTCCACCTACACCTTGTTCCCACTCTACTAACATCTGATCTGAGCCACCTACTGGCTCCTTAGAGAAGAGAACACCTGAGATCTTGGCATCTACCATAGGCATGATGATTACTGCTACGTCATTCCGGTATTTATCTTCAAAATTATGGTAGTGATGTGACACTCCCATTTTATTTAGGTATGCCTCTGACCTAGCTGTATTAGCTGAGCCTCTCACTTCTCTTACTGCTTGTTCTAATCCGGTAATAGGAACATTGAGTTTAGACTCAAATATTCCAGCATAGCTCTGGTCTTTGCCGTCTTCCATTGAAGCAGATGACCTGACTGCATACCGTCTACCGTTAGTGACTGGGACACCGTTAACATAAACATAATCGTTTCCTGCTATGCTGTACCATGCCTCTAGTACTGTTCGTTCTATCTCTGAGTCAGGGCATGTGGCTACTATTGTTACCCAGTCTGGGACCATGTTAGATGCTATGTTCCTTAACTGCCTAGCCTTGCCACCTACCTCTTCGTCACCCCAGTTATTGTTATTGTCCTTAGTAGATAGATAAGATATTTCCATTACTCTATGTCTCCTTCTGTATTTCCATATGCACAAGCTCCGCATTTCATTCCGGCCTGTACTCTAGCGTCATCTTCTTTTACCTCTCCACATTCACCACATATCATTAGCTTTGTAGACAGTGCAAATGTTATTGCTTGCATCTGTTGCTTTTGTAGTTGTGTTAGTGCAACACCTACACTTCTGCATGCTTGCTCTGTATGTACCATGATCCTAGCGATGTAAGAGTTTAGATCTTTCTCACTCTCAAATACTGGTACATGATGGTTGTGGTTCTGTAGTTCTGTTATATATGTAGGACAGCCATCGCCTTTGCGATTGCAATTTACCATAGGTATAGGTACTTGTAGTTCCAGTAGGTGTTTGACTATATCCTTTGATGGATGAGAGAAAAACTGTGGTGATGCTGTTAACAATGTGCCGTCACCATCTCTGGTTGAATTGATTATTACTTCTAGGTTTAGTTCTTTACTTGGAAACTGTTGGCTCATCTGCTCTTTCCTTTCTCACCTTTGTTAGTACGTTGTAGTATTGTTTAATTAATTGTTCTTGTGCTACTGTTTCGATTGCCCTGTTGCAGTGCTCCTTTCTTACCTTCTCTATTGCTTCATCTGCTGTGTAGTTTTGGAATACCAGTATGCCAGCTAGTAGTGTGCCAGTTCTGCCATGACCACCGACACAGGCTATGTCTAGTTTTTCCCCATGCTTTATCTGTGTCATGCACCAAGCTACTATCTCACTGAAGTCTGTTAAAGGTAGAACCCCCATGTCACTCCAGTTAATTACGATGTATGGATAATCATTCTCTTGGAATAGCTGACTGAAATTGTTGTCAGGTCTGAAGTCAGAGGTAAACATAACTCTGGCTTTCATCCAAGCATCATCTAAGTAACAGCCCATTGTTACCTCTGGTCTGTCACCTTTCTTTAGTGAGCCTGACCTAGATGATAGGTATACAGTTTCACCATTGCGTAATTGAAACTTGTCTCTGTTATGGCCACAAGGTACTACCTTTGGGTAGTATTTCTTATGGGGTTGCTTAGTTGACTGGAATCCGGGCATAGTGGTTTGCTTACCGTACCCATAGAAGTCATCTGATGTATCACCTATAAGACTATCTACTGCTTCCAGTAGTACTAGTTCTTTAGTATAGAATGTATCGAGTTGCATTTGCTTTTCGTTATATACATCTACCTTATTGCCTCGTTGCTCTATGACCTCTGCTTCCTGTCCACTTGGTAGTCTAACTATGTCACCTGATAAATATACTGTTGTCTTTCCCACTTGTAATAAACCCTTTAGGCTTTTGATTCCTCGTTGCAATATTCGCATAGACAATGCTCCTTTATAAAATCCTCTTTGAATAATTGATGTACCATTCTGTTTGTTCTGTTCCATAGTTTGCAGTAGAAACCCCATTGGTTTAGATCTAACGATGTCTTAATACCCATTGTGTTCCACCATTTGTTGAAGTAAGTACCGTTGTTATGTTGTAGTCCCCAACATGTATCTATGAATGTATGTGGTGTTATATGTCCTCTCTCGTACATGTATAGAGTGTTTGCTATGTTGCCCCAAGGTAAGCCACCATACCCACCGTTGTATCTCTTTGGTGTATTGAAACAACTAACTGCCCACTTCAGTGCTAGTGTTCCGTACCTCTGTCTGAACCAGTACCATCCTTCCCATGCTGAGTTACGACTGCCTCTTATAGTCTCATCCTTTAGTGCTATCTGTAGTGGCCTTGCTAAGTTTGTTGTATTCTTAGCATGTCTCAACTCTCCACCTACTGCCATGTCTGTGTATCTACAGAACTGATCCAGTATTATTTTTGTCTTAGCAGTTAGGTACGGTTCATACTTCTTAGGGTCTATGATTGTTCCTAGTGTTAAGAGATAGTAGTCTGCTGATTCTTTAGCTAAACTCCACTCCATACCCTTTAGTCCCCATTGGTTGTCTCCTGTCTTTATTACTTTGGCTGCCGTACTACTTGCCTTTGATGTAGGTGTATACTGGCTGAGTAATGTCTGGGTAGGACTGGCTCCTGATAGCTTCTGGTAGTAGTCAGCTTGCCATTTCCCTGTAGTTATTACCTTTGTTGTTCCAGCCCCATTAGTAAATGAAGTTTTCTCTGTGATTTTCCAAGGGTATGTTGTTTGACTACCATGATTAAGGTATGGTTTCTGAGTAAAATTGTATAGATCCCAGACGTTATACCCAGCATGTATTGTATACACCGTCATCTCTTATCCTTGTAGCTCGAAGTCTGAGTTACATGTAGTGCAGTATGCTGTTAGATTGGTATAGCATCTGACATTTGTCGGTGTTAGACATGAGCATGACCATTTCTTTTGTTTGTTTACCTTTGGTTTACTTACCTTGGGTATAGTGACAGTGATACTACTTGATTCTGGTAGCTGTTCAGTTGAGTTTAAACTCAAGTCTGGCTGATAGGTTGGGTCATACTGGAGTATCTCTCCTATGAACTGGCCCTCTCCTATTCTCCTTAGTACCTCTGAGAATACGTCAGGGTCTAGTGCTTTGGCATCTCCATTCTTATCTACCTCTACGCCCCACTGTTTCATGCTGTCTTGAAATGCTTTGTTGTGATACCACTTACCAGCCCCTTTCTGTATATCTATGTCAGCATGAGTAGCATTATGTAGTGTTGCCAGTATGAGATCTAATCCCTTGATGTCTGGATGTATGTCGAAGTGGTGCTTGAGCCCTATGCTATCTGCTTCAAAGTAATACTCACCTGACTTCTTAAGTCTGGTGTCAAATCCTACTATGATATCTGGTAGGTTGTACTTGAATAGCTGTTCATTGATGACATCGAATAGAGTGTATGCCCTGTCTGCTTTCTCTCTATGCTTCCAGTCAAGGCTAGTCCTAGCATGTTTTGATATCTGATTGTTAAGTCCTCCGGCCATTAGTTCTCCTCGTCTTTATATGTATAGATTTTGGTGATGCTTTGCTCTAGTTTATTTGTAATTACTATTAGCTCATCATATATTTTGTACAGTTCCTCTTCTGTTGCTTTGTTTATTGGTGGCTCAGCTTTAGATGGTGCTCTTTCAACTACTGGTTTAGTAGCTCCGAACACTGAGTACTTGATCCATTTGAATAGTGATATGATCCAGTTAGTTATCGGGTTGCTCCTCTTCTTGAATCTGTTATGACGATATGCTCTTGACCTGTAGGGTAATCCTCTTTTAGATACTTTCATTGAGCTAGACACTGGATAGTCTGTGTCTGACTTGCTCTCAGTATCATTGATCTCTGCGTTATACTTTAAGTCAGGATCATACTTAACTATTTGTTGTAGCTGTTTGATCACTAGATCTGTGTCCTTGTAGTTTCTAAGGTTGGGCCTTGAGTTGATGCCGTATTTCTGTAAGACAGCATAGATACTACTGCTAGACACTCCGCTCTTAGCTGATATAGTATTTTCCTTATCGAACTTAGTCTTTACTACTAAGCCTTGCCTTGCTAGTTTGACGATAGTTAGTTCTACTTGTGGCGTTAGCATATGTCCTCCTATCCTATGTAGTTAGCTCTAGTATCATTGCTTCTTTGATACTTTTAACTGAGATTGTTACTCGTCTTCCTGCTAATTCAGTCGCTCTTTTGGTGTTTACTACACATGGTTTGCCCATCTCTCTTGCTACTATGGCAGCGTGGCATGTAATAGATCCTCTGTCTGTAGCTATACCAGATGCTAGTCTCATAGCTGGTACGTTGTCTGGTGTAGTCATGGTTGCTACCAGTATGTCTCCCTCTGTAAAGTCTGGGTCATCTGGTAGTCTGGCTGTGCCAGTAGCTTCTCCGATGTATGCTCCAAGTCCCGAGTAATTAGTCATATGCTGTCTCCTTTATGGCGTTTGTTCTACTTGCCCTGACTGGTGGCGAGTAACAATAGCTTACCATAACTACTCTAGAAGTCAATGTATTACCATTGACTTCGTTTGAGTATGTTCTGGTATAACTTGGGTCTGCTATGTGGTGAATGGATCTTCCCATATGTAAGTACCGTAGGGTACTGTGTCATATGAATGTGTTCTGTAGTATGGCTTAGTGTTTGAGTTTAAACTTAACTTGTCGTTAGTATCTGCCGTACCCCATCCATGAATACTGGTGTTGTACCAGTTCACTATGTCTATTATCTTTTGCTCTGCTGTTTTCGATCCGTCTTTGTGTAAGAAATGGTAGGCATTGTTCCATTGTATTTGTTCGTTGCTATTCCCCATTGATAGTCTCCAGTAGTTCTTTTATCTCCTCTATCTGCTGTAGTATTTCTGTCATGTCTATATTTTTGTATGCTTCTACTGCTGTAAGCATACGAAAATATTCTAAGTATCGTTGTTGTTCCTCTAGCTTCCATATCAAATCGTCTAGCTTAGTCCATTGCTCATCTGACATGGTTGTTTCGCTACCAGACACTAGCCTTTGGTCATCTGACTGGTGTTGCTTAATCAGTATGTCCCCTACTAGTTTTGCTGTCTCTGCTATTAGTTCTATTGGTGTTCCCATTTATCCTAACCACTCTCCGCAATCATATATGCTGTAGTCTATTTGTTGTATGTTGATTTGCTTAAATTCTTTAAGGTCTTTGCTGTTATATATTCTGTTGATTAGTTTTTTTATTACTCTCTTGTTACTGCTATGGTCTCTGCCTACCCTATCTAGATAGATCGTTACCTTTCCTGCTGAATGAATCATGTTTACTACCCTCTGTCCTTGTCTATTTGGAGAATAAAATAAGGGTATGGTGTCTTGCACCATACCCTTAATGATAGGGCCTTGTTTGATTGTATATTACTCTATGAATTCTGTCTCATACTGCTCCTCTGCTTTGTCATATGCTTCAGTCCAAGTGAATGGCATTGTAGTTTGTACCTTGCTTGGTTTGTTTCGTAGTCCCATTGTCCCTAGTAGTTTGTCGAGACTGTCACCCTGCTTCAGTTTGTTCATAGTATCTCTACTATGGTTGTTCTTAAACCTGTAGATTCTCTCTAGTTCTTTGGCATTTAATTCTTGTAGTTTGCCTACTGTTTGTGGTTTTGGTTTAGCTACTGGAGCATGGTCTCTGACTGTATTGTATCCCTTGAGTCCTGCCTTTAGCAGGAATGAGTTGATACATCTCTGACTGCATAAGTAGAATAGACCCTTTGCTGTATTCCCTGACATAAATGTCAGCTTGTGGCAATTGGCACATTCGTCTGCTCTCTCTTGTCTGATAGTTGGTACCATGAAGTTTACCTTTGTTGCTATGAATGGATTGTTATATAGTTCTATGTTGTTTCGGATCTCTGTCTCTTGCTGTTTGCTTATTACTCTGCTCTGTACCATCTTTATCCTCTGTCTCTGCTTTGTTTGTAGTAGCTTGAGCAGTTTAATGACTTACTCAGGTCATTAAACTTACCAGTCCCTTGTCATTTCTGTTTGGTATTCAGCTATTTTCTCTATGCAGAATTGGACTACTTCTGCATTGGTTAGAAAACCATCTTTATAATCTTCGATTATACTGTCGATTTTCATCACAACTCCAAAGGCATAGAATTCTTCTATGTCTTTTTGTTCATATGTCACTAGCTCTGTTGTTTGGTCTGTCTCGTTAGCTTGCATCTTAGTCTCCCTGACTGTTTGCTTGTTTGTAGATTGAGCAGTTTACTGTCTTACTCAGGACTCTGACTAACTTAATCCCATCTCTGAGAGTATGTCATTTGCTCTTGATTCAGACTGCTGTCTGAATGGATAGACCATTACTCCCTTGACACCACTGACTGGTCTTATTGAGACCAGTTCCTTGCTGACTAGTTCCTCTAGGAACTCTTTGCCAGTTTTGCCGTAGTACTGTTGTACTACGTCATTGAACCCTGAAGTGACTGAATGGAATCCCCTAGTGATTCCAACTTTGCCAGTCTTCTTGTTTGTGAATGGCTGTCCGACTTTGCCATTCTTGGGGTCTAACCACCATTCCATGAACTTTGCTGGTTTCATCTTGGCTTTGTTTGCCATTTTCTGCCTCCCTCGGCACTGATTTTTGCCACCGGAAATTTCGGCGACATCTATCAATCCTCAACGACCTTCATAAGAGGAGTCAAGGGTACTAGTGAAACGACCCTTGACTCCGGGAAGGGAGTGGTATTCTTTAACAAGAATCCCACGGGATGGGAGGGGAGGAAGATGGGGAAGGGAGGGGAGAAGGGAAAGGGATTGAATGTTCTTTCTTTAAGGGAGAACCTTTTCGGAAAATTCCATATATTTAATAATTATCTTTAAAGAAGATAATTATTATATTAAATAATATATATATAAGTTATATATATATATATTAGTTTTGAGATTAAACTCAAATTGACTTAGTATTAGATGTCTAATACTATTTGGAAAATCGACAAAGACTAACCACAACTATCATACTACGGAGTAGTAAAGTGCAAAACCCAGAGGACAAAGCTCAAATACGCATAGACAATACTACTGAACATACATACAAAGCACTAAGTCCTAGTCAAAAACGAAGAGTAAGAAACCAGATTAAATTCCTTAAATGCTATTCAGAGACAAGGAGTAAGAGCGTATCAGCTAGATACGCTGGAGTTAATTATAGGACAATGATGAAATGGATATCTGTGAACAGTTATGGATTTGCAGACAGGATTGAGGAAGCAGATATACAGTTCTGCGAGAACCTTGAGCAGTTAGCATTGGAGAGAGTGAAGCTTCAGGATGCTAAGAGTAATCCAGTACTCTTGATTACTCTGTTAAATGCGAACTTGCCGAATAAGTATCGTCCAACTGTAGTTGTATCTGACGATACTGCTAAGAATGTTTTATCAGAGTTAAGGAAATTAGCTAAAGATGCTTCTGCATCTGCTAATGATTCTACTGAATCATCTGATAAAACTCCGATTGAGCAAGTTCAGGATATCTTGGAGGAGAAGAAGGGGGGCATGTCTTAGGTTTTTGCGTTCTGGGTGGAGGATACCTATGACAGATTATTTTTATATAAAGGGTATACTGTGTAAAAGGAGTCTCGTATGTGTAAGAGTTGCGGATGTGGTAAGAAGCATAAGAAGAAAAAGTAGTCGGACTAGTCGGGGGTTTTCAGCGAGTGACTTCATGTTCCCCTCCGGCTAGTCCCTTAAGGTTATAATTTGAATAGACCAAATGGGATACCGCCAGAACGGAGGAACGAATTGGGAGAATTTCTAAGAAGGATAAAGCCACAGATATTATTATCTATTACTACACTGGGGATAGTCTCAACTGTAGCCTTGTTGAAGTCAGGGGACGAGTACATTGCCGTAGTAACTGGATGCACTGGTGGTATTATTGCATTAGGGATGAAGATATTAGATTCAGAATAATAGTGTTGCAGTGTTGCAGTAAGTTTTACGAAAGTTACTGACATTAGCGACACATCATCTGTCGTTAGTAGCATACGCAAAAGTGCAAACCGTGCAAAAGTAATAAGTTTTAGCTATAAACTATCAATGTAACTAGTGCAATGTTGATATAAAGGAGTTGCATATGCCAAAGGTAGGGAAGAAACATTTCTCATATAGTAGCAAGGGTAAGGCTGCTGCTAAGAAGTATGCTAAGAAGACTGGTCAGAAGGTGACTAAGAAGAAGAAGTACTGATGACACAGATATCTTCTGCAGTCTTTGACCTTGTAGGATTTACTCCGACAGAGGAACAGGATTTAATTTTAAACTCAAACAAGAGATTCATTCTTGTAGCTGGTGGTGAGCAAGCTGGGAAGTCGATGGTAGCGTCTAAGTTTTTAATTCAGAAGTTTGTTCACGATGAGAGTCCGGGCCTTTACTGGCTGGTCGCTGCTGACTATGAAAGGACTAGGGCAGAGTTTGAATATCTTACCGAGGACTTTGCGAAGATAGGTATTCTTGCTGAAGTTACTAAGAGGGTAGACCCCGGAAGGATTATATTAGCTGATGGAACTAGAATCGAAACCAAGTCTGCCAAAGATCCACGAACACTCGCTATGCGAGCACCCAATGGTATCGTTGGTTGTGAAGCATCCCAGCTTGACTTGGAGACTTTTTACAGGCTCGTTGGGAGATGTGCTCCGAAAAAAGGATGGCTTTTCCTTGGAGGTACCTTCGAGAGTTCTCTTGGATGGTATCCACAAACTTACACAGCGTGGAAGTCAGGAGTAGACGATCAGCAGAGCTTCTCTTTACCAAGCTATTCAAACTTTCATCTGTACCCCGGCGGTAGGGAAGATGAAGAAATAAAAAGACTGGAGGCATTTTCTAGCGATGATTTCTTTATGGAAAGGATCGAAGGGAAACCAGTGCCACCAAGAGGACTTGTCTTCAACGAGTTCAGGGCGTCAATCCACTCGAAGGAAGTTGATTACGTCCCCGGTGAGCCTGTTCATGTATGGATTGATCCCGGCTATGCTGGGGGTTATGCTGTGGAAGCGGTACAGATCATCAACGATGACGTCAGGGTCTTCGATGAAGTCTACGAAATCGGACTCGTCACTGAAGAAATAATAGATATTGTTATGACTAAACCGTGGTGGCAGGATGTTCAGTACGGTGTAATTGATATCGCTGGTAACCAGCATCAGGCTATGCCAGCTCCGGCAGAGGTCTGGCTTCACAATTCGGGGCTGTACATGGCCTCACAGAAGATAGCTATCAATGATGGTACTGAGCGACTGAAGAGTTTCCTTAAGGTTAACCCTTTAAGTGGCTACCCACGACTGACAATAGACAGTCATTGCAAGGGGGTACTGTCAGAATTTGGTGCTGGCCCTAATCCCTTTGACGGTCAGACCAGAGCCTATAGATGGAAAATGGATCGTGACGGAAATATAGTTGGTAATACTCCTGAAGATAAGTATAATCATGGGGTAAAAGCACTCATTTACGGACTTATCCATCAATTCGGTTATGGGTATTCCAGTGAACGAAAGAAGATTAGGGTGAAACATTGGTAAGAAAGACTGCTGATGAAATAGTTAACCTTGTTGAAGCTCATCGTGAGGCGACATATCCTTTCAGAGACAGGATGCAGGACGACTATGACCTGTATATTATGCGTCCTTATGAAGCTGGTGATGGCTACGAGTCCTATAC